CTTTAAAGTCTGTATTTATCATCCGTATCTTAAAATTTTGATATTTCAAATCTAATTTATACTCCTTATCCGGTTCCGTATTTACATTTATAATAATATTCTTGTCAATCGTATTATAGATTTCCGTAATGTCATTGATGATATGATTGACAATATGCTCGGTATCCTTGACATCTTTGATACCTGTCAGTTGTATATTTCCATTCTTAAATATCTTCACGTTCGGTATATATTTGTCATTAAACTTGTAGATCACCGTCACCTGATTATCAAATCGATTCTTTTTCATCGTGTTTTTCTTGCTCTTTCTACGCTTCTTAGGATAGACCCCTTTTGAAGCATCCACACCATTTTTCATACATTGAACCCATACGACCCCCGTTTCGCATCCTGCGACAACATTCGTAATCACCTTGATATTGTCAAACAATATTCCTAGATTTATATTTATGTTATTACCGATGTTCGCATTGCAAGTTATCGTTGAGATTCTATACGGAGAAAAGAAAATGTCTGACATTAGGTGCTTATATATAAGAACATATTTCCTTATATCAATTTTTATTTTGAAACGATTAAACTCAATTTATTATCAATTGTGTTTGTGTTTGTGGTTCCGTTTTTGTTGCCTTTTTTTATCACAAGACCCTGGTTCTGGTTGTCTAATTTGATGTGCATATTATCCGTGATATTCTTTAAATACGATGTATTTACTACTTCATAACTGAAATTCGTAGAAATCATTGGAGGGAGATTTAAAATATAGGTCTTGTCGTTCGTATAATGTCCTGTGCGAAACTCTTCAATCGTCATTGGTCCGTTAAATATTTTTAGTAAAAATCTTGAGGGTGCCGGACGAATAGGATGTGTGAATCCATAGTGTTTGCTAAGCATCTGTATTAAACTATTGATTTCCCACACCTTATCGCTTCCGCAATGCGACGAGAAGTTGTAGGCATTCGCACATTCTAGCGAGCAAAAGTTTCCAAACAATACGTAGGTATCCGTCTTAATATTATATTTATAAGGCATCCCAAATGTCCTGTTATCTATTGGGTGGCAACACCAATAGCAGTTATTATTTGAATTCAATATTTCGTCGTTATGCGATACCTTCAACGAATACTCGCTATTTGTATTATCAAATATAATATTGTCCTGAATCGTACTATACGTGTTGCTTTCGTTTATATAGAAACAATTTGGTTCATAGGGTTCGGGAAACTCCATAGTCGCATTGTTCTCCGTTATGTTCAACTTGTTTATCTGTGCGGACGACAAAGGCAACTGTAAAATGATATCGTCGTTATCCACTACCGAAATATCTTTGATGATCGTATTCATTAGGTTTTTTTTCTTCTTCATATCGCTTACAGTATCATCGGCATTTTTTGCTTTTCTAGGCATTTATAATGAAATTATAAGCGATGTCTTATAGTATGTATATAAGCGTTTATTATTTATATCATTGTGTATCAAAATAATCCTTGAAGTATGTTATGTTTTGGATTAGCGCCGCGTTCGCTGCGGTCGCGTCATTCATGGCGTTCGCGATAGGAGATGTGTTTTTATCAACGGGTTTATCAAACTGAACGTCGCTTTTCGCAGATATACATTTCATTTTAATCTCCTTGATCTCGTTATTCAGGGTGTTTATCGTATCGATTAAATATTTGATGATGTATCCTGATAATAAGATTAATATTAATACTAATAAATCCATTTGTCTTTGATTCTCTCTCTTTTTATTAAAGAAGGATATAAAAAATACGATTCTGTCTACGACTATCTACCGAGACCATATAAAATTACACGTTCCATTAATCACCGAGAAGACATTGATGACGCGCGTATATACTACGACTTCTAATTTAACCTCGTTTTCATTTATATAGGGTACCGATTTTCGTCGCATTAAATCAAATAGATATGTGAACTCATACTTCGTGGTTATATCTTTGCGACTGTCGTTATTCCCCCTATTATAAATATTTAAATATAGCGATGTCGTCGTCATCTGGTTATTAAAAGAGCCCGCGCTAATTATTTTCTCCGGAAAAAGCGAAAACGAATAACTATATATTCCAGTGCGCGGGATGTTCGTATGATACTGATACGGTTGAATATTATTATAATAATACGCCTTTTGGTCTTCGCGAATGATGGTGTCCGCCCATTTAATTTGTGCGGATTCTAATAATCCCATCGTCTCGTTGTATTGATGCGAAGCTGTATAGTTGTCGTGTATATTGAATTTATCGGGTATATCGGTACGGCGCAATACCCAAATGATCTCTTTAATATGATTGTAGGAACTTGTCAACGTATAGTTATCGCCATAACTGGTGATATTCAGCGCGGGGAATGTTTGTCTCTTCACGTAATCCACAACATATTTGACAATACCCTCGGTTCGTAATGAATTTTGTCTATAGGTACTGTCCAAAAATATATAATTAATATCTAGAAAACACTGAATATAACTATCGCTCATTATAAACGAATTGATATTTATCGTGCTCTTGTATATAATGTTATAGAATTTAGGTGACATATAGAGTTTCAATTTATCACACCATACCTGATACAGTTTCTCAATATCATTGACATTGATATCCACTTTTATTTCTTGATTCTGTATCTTATATAATGGCAACGCTAGCGATGGATTTCGTGTAAACCAGAAGTTCAGTGGAACCTGAATAATACGCCCTTTTATGGAAGGGTTATTGGTGTTCGTTTTGTCTGCCGATGGATATACCTTGTTATATATGATATTGTTTTTAATCACATACCTTGTGTTTTTATTATTCGGATTTATGTATTCCGGGATATTCCCAATCAACTTGTTATATTCCAGGTCGTCCTTGTTCGTTAGTTCGTTCCATATGTTCATCCATTCGCCATAGATTTCGTCAATTATACTTCCTTCAACCCTGATTGTCGCACTTTTAATAAAGTTGTGTCCTACATTATTTACCCAGCGAAAACGATGCACGTCCGTTGAATAGATGTCAGGGAGGTTAAACGACAAATACATATTGCTTAGTAAATCGCCATATCGCTTGATTGAAAATGTAATCAATGTATTTTCTGTAGTAAAGGCTAGATTGAGGGACGAATTAATATCAGGGATAAGATTCTTATTCTCCATAGAGAAATTGACGTGTTTATTATACACATATTTATAGTAATTGATACAAGGATTTAAATTAATATAAGAATCCATTTGCCCTTTTAAAACTAACTGCGTAATACCACCGCCCATAATTACTTATATTATATTGATACTTTAATATTATCTTATATAATATGATTATGATTATTCGTAGTTCTTTATAAACGCCAATAGATTCTCGTATGTCCTTGCTTGTTCAAATGACGCGACCATAGTCGGAGTGCTTGTAGAATTATCCACCATAATAAATGTAGGAAAACCAGTAATCCCAAACTGATTCACGCGTTCAACATGTTCGCTACGATTGAATTTTATAAGCGATACTTTATTGAACGTTTGCGTATTTAAACGATCCCATATACCCGATTCGTTAAATTCTACGCAATGTCCGCACGTATCCATATAATAATATTCAAAGCTATAGCGTTTGGTGGCGTTGAAAAAACTCTCTTGTATCCGGTCTTTATGTGAGAGTATGATTGCGAATACAAATACTGCTGAAATAATAATAATAGAGTATAGAGTTCCGCTAGTCGAACCCTTACGGGCAAATGCTTTCACCATTCAATTCTAACATAATGATATATAATAATTTATTTATCAAATAATATCATTCATAATATCGTATTTTTTTGTAATAGAATCTTTCACAGGATCACTGTCGTTTGTGAAAGTGATATAGGTATAAAAACCCGTATGATTGTTCGCAAAGATAGTGTTTAAAAATTGGTCTATTTGCGCACTTTCTATTAAAATTACGCGGTAATCCAACGTATCATAATTAATACCAAAGTTGGCTTTGGAGAATGAATTCACTATATAGACGCTAAAATCCTTCTTTTCTAATAACCGTTTATATTCGCTAATGTCACCATCAGATACAACGATGGTGCGATAGATTAAATGTGATTTATACATATTATCAAGTTTCTCTACGAATTCCATTATGATATGATATAGAATATACACCTATATTATATCATAGTATATAAATAATTTTTATATAAGATTATTGAATATATTTACTAGTATAATGGATGACAAAGTAATCAAAATACATTTATCTATCTTTCAAAATAGGTATGCTATCGTAGATGTTCCTGACAATATACTAAAGAAGGCGGATTCCCTTAAAAAATCTTGTAGTTGCTTTGATTCATTCTACGACCCTAAAATGATATGGGAGAAAAAGTTATACAATAAGAAAGAAAAACACTTACAACCTCATAACCATAACCATCAACATAACCAGTACAATCAACCTCAGCAATACGCAAACAACGCGGTATCTGGAAGTGTTAGTAATAAAGGACGGTTCCATATTATTATCCCCGACTTTTCGGATACTTCAAGCACGAAACGAGAGTTAATAGGGTATTTAAATAAATTGACCGCTAGAAACAAAGTGATCATTTATGAAAAAATAAGGGGTATGATTGATTCAAAAAATACAGAAGAACTCTTTTTAATTATATGGTCGTATATTAAAGTTACAGAGAGCGGTAGTTGCGAGAACCTATATATTAAATTGTTAGATTACTTCGATCGCGCGTTTTTACAAGAGATGCTTGATAAGTTATGGAATAATTATATCCA